AGATCTGGGGTGACATAAGATTTGGTGGTCGAGGACGCGCCCCCATTGAAGGGGGCATTCATGATAAACGTGATGGCGATATCGCCATTCGCATCTGGGGCAACAGTGCAACTAGTAATTACACGTTGTAGACGTCGTGGGAGACAACAAAAGTCACATATCTCATACATGTACTCCGTAGGGTGCAAGATGGACAATGCAGACTCGAATAGTCTCTTATCTGTTCTTTTAAGTGGGATACTACCCCACTGGCCAACTAAATGTTTGTTTCGTTTGGATTGCTCCACACGTCGGCGAAGTTCTGCTTTACTGACCCTAGCAGAACTCCCCCGGTTTTTGTAATTGTTTTTCTTAGACATGGGTTCCATATATACATGGGACTGTTCATCCGACTACTTAGTCTACCGTGCAGTCTCTTAGGGTTACCTGGAGTTGCGATATCGCACACCATTTAATAGATTAAAGCCGGACCCATCGTAAACCGGGGTTAGGGTACTATCATGCTCTGGCAGACGCAGGTCACACCCCTGCGTGTGGTATGCTGGCAGAGCATCGTAAAATTCTTCCCACTCAATCTGCTCGGCGATTGAGATTTTAAAGGCACCCTGAAACGCTATTCGAGCACAGTTAGAAACTGTTTCACGTTTGGGTGTCATTCCCTTGCTCATCCTGTACATTCCTTGTTCATAGTCAAAGGACTTTGGAGGAGGGTGAGTCTCTACTCCCTTCCTCATGGCAGTGTAGAAGCTCTGCATCACGGGCACGCCCGAACACAACGCTAATCCACACTGCCCAACAGCATTCCTGTACTGGTCTATATTGTAGGGGTTTTCGTACTCCGCCCTAAGACTGAAGGTGTCTTTGGACAGACAAACTCTTGGGTCGCGCACCATTCGCCACTCTCCTGGTTTGATCTCTATTGGTCGGGTTTGACAGAATTCCAATTCCGGCAAGGTGTACACAGGTGCCTCAACCTCCATAAAGAACCCAAAAGGAAGAAAGTCATCATGTAGAGTTTCAAGGTGATGAAGGTCTTGCACATCACATATCAAGACGCAATCGTCACCATCATTCATAAACGAATAATCTATCTTCTTTTGTTTCATTATTATATGGACCATACAGCACATTAGCAACACATTGCCACAACCAGTGTTCATGTCCCCAGACATACGGCATCCCCTCTTGCGGTATTTCAACACTCCATCATCATTTCGGTAAAACCCATAATTGTCAAGCTGCCATGACAGCCAACGATTTAGGTCTTTATCGTTATACACTAATTTGTACAACAGATG